ATAAGCAGTGAAGAATCCAGGTATATCTATAGTATCAGAAGCAGCTTCTACGGTTGCGGGGGTTGTTCCGAATTGAGTGAATTGAGTATTTACAGCTCTCTCAAATTGTTCTTTATTATAGTTTACAACTTGTATATTAATGTTCTCACTCATTACTTATCTTAAATTCATCTATTTCTGTTATAAGTACAGTCTCTCCGATAACCGTCTTGAGTTCAATCTTATAATACCTTTCAGGTTGTAGTCCGTTTAAGTATAGGTCGAAGTAACTTCCAGTAGGGTCGCAGCTTATCTTAGTATAGGTAGAATTATAAGCAATAACAACTTCATTTGTAAATACATCCTTTATGCTGTAGAATGATTCTGAAGGGAGTGCGTTATTTATCGTGTATAGAGATCCGGTTTGGTATATTCTTGTGGGGTATGTAGGTCTGGAGTTGATTCTAAATCTATTAACGCTCTCGTTGTAGAATACTCCGGGATTATTTTTAACGCTAAAGGTAGCAGGGACTGTATCTAATACGTTTAAGCTTCCGGTATTGTAAACATAATCGTCCCACATAAACTCTATCTGTGGCGGGTATATTGTGTGAGTATCTCTTGAGAAGTACTTTAAAGTAGTTTGCTCATGTATATTTTCTACAAACTCTTGTGAGGAAGACTGTCTTACTATTACTCCGTAATTTTCAAATGCTGAGGATGACCAATTAGTTACTATGTTGGTTATGTCTGCAGTTATATCTGGATCTGTGTAGTAGTTAAATGTAAAGCTGGCTTCTGATCCTGTGTACCATGTACCTCCTCCTTGTGAGTTGCTATTAGTTGCTAAGTTGTAAGATCCGGTAGTGCCGGTTGCGTAGTTTGATGTTGTCCATAAAGTACCTCCTTCATATGTCCTATATGCCCAGGATGCTCCGTTTTGAGATTCCGGTAAGTCTAAGAATCTTCCAGTACCCATATTCCAGCTTTCTGCAATAGCGTTAACTTTTACAACGCTTGTACTAGAGAGACCAGTTACGTTTGCGGTAAAGCATTTTAAATCTGCTCGCCAGGTATTGTTCTGTATCTTATCCTCGAATAGAGAGGTAATTTCTGCTTGATCAAACTGTAGTAGAAATCTAGAAGCTTGTGGGGTTCCTCCTTCTATTGCAGGGTTGCTAATCTTATAGTTGGTTGTTGCTTCGAGTATTTCATCTAACCCGGTATTAGCGTTTACATACCCTGAGTAGAGAGTTGTGTCTGCAGTTGGAAAGAGTTTATAAATTGCCATTTAGTATAAATATAAGGAGATCTCAATCTTATACTATTCTTATAGTGATACTACTCGTCCTCTAATATCTGTGTTTGGGTATTTGACTTCGAATACGCATGGATCTAGTGAGGGGTATATTATATTATCTCTCGTAGCTCCTGTAATGTCATAAGCGTATTCAGAGTAGCCTAACGATATTCCGGATTTGTTTGTAATCTGTATATCTTTAACGGTCTGTACTCCGTTTATTTTATCTAGGTTTATATACAACTCTTTTAACAGTATAGGTTGATTGAATGTTCTGTTATCTATATTAAAGTAGGATTGTAATTCTACTATACATCTACTTATAACTTCGTTACTGTTAAAATTAGGAAGCGTGATGATTTCGAAATCTATTCCTATGTTAATAATAAAGCCGTCTTTAATACTAACGGTATCCCCTATTATCCTGTACTCAGAAAGGTATGTGCTTAAGTTCTTCTTTACTGTAGAGGATACTGTGTTTAAATTTTTAATTCGGTCAAACCCTAAAATATACAATGTTAGAGTTGCGGGTAATTCTCCCGGTAAGGTGTTCTCACTTGCTTTAGTAGGCTCTACGTAGGCTTTGGCTATTGACCCGTAATCAGAAGGCATTGATAGTGCTCTGATCATATAATCTTTAGTTGTTACGTTTCTTAATTGTGATTGGAATCCTACTAAAGTGTTCTGTCTAATCTCTTCTACAGTATCTCCATCACCGCCGCCAGATGCTGCGGATGGGTTAGTTATTGCTAAAGTATTGAAGATGTAATTAGAAGTAGTTGCGTTAAGGTTACTATTTTGAAAGTTAGCATTTCCTGTAGATACTACTGTGGTGATTGTTTCCGCATCTACGTTTGCTGCTACTCCTCCGCCGGTAAGGTACCTGACTGTTAATGTTGTGTTAGCGGGTGCTATACCGTATGTATCCGTCTGTAGGAAGTTGGTAGGATCAAATGCAGTGTACAGTTTTATTTGCTCGAAAGGTAATCCTAATCCTACGTTATTACTATTAGGTATAATACTCTCATCTACATCTCCAGTAGTGCCTGATCCGAACTGTATCTCTAAGGTGTTGTTTGCTCTAAATCTTGTTACAAATCTTCTGCTTACTTTTTCTAGCTTAAGTAGATATGGCGCGTCTGCATCTGCAAAAGTGTTTGGGTTATCTACGTTGGTATTTTTTAATGACTTATAGATCAACTCTTGACCTAGGTATGGAACTTCGTACCATGTATTTCCGTCGGAGTCTATTATATCTAGTACTTTGATTATGTTTGTATCTGATATAGAGACTGTTGAGAAGGCTTCGGGGGTATTGAAGGTGAAGGCTGTGGTTTGTATAGTAGAAGAGATTGCTTGACGTGTCTTTTTAAGCAGGTAGTATTGCGGATCCCCTCCACTGGTTTGATATATTGTTACTTCTGTAGGGTCATAAGAGCTTGAGACTGTAAAGTCTACTGAGTCTTGTACTAGGAAGTTGATCCCCTGTGCGTCTGTCTTTACTACTGTATTTTCTGAAATGAAGAGAGCGTAGTTGAAATCCGGTACGTATGTGCTTCCTTCTAGTTTTGAAGGTAGTTGTTGGTACATATCTATACCTACAGTTGAGGTCTTTGTTACTTTAGGTCTATATCCTAACATATAAGCTAGGTTATAAATACTTTCCGTCTGTCTTGCATGTTGTACGAAGGTCTCTTGTATTTGATTATCTAAATAGAAAGAGAGTACGTCTCCAACGTAAGCAGACATTTCTAATACCATCATCCCTGGGGAGGCTGGTGAGAAGTCATTATAGGTGTCCGGGTAGTATGTCTTTGTAAAGTCTACTAGGAGGTCCTTAAGTCCTGTGAAATCCCTATTAAAGTATTTTATGTCTTTTGTGTTAGCCATTAGTTAGGTTTAGTTGTATTGTATCGGTTACTCCTGTATTAGTAATTGTATAGTTAATTACAGTAAATAGTGAATTATTATCTTGATCTGCTCGTAACTCTACGGTTGCTTGTATACTTGGAAAGTATCTTGCTATCTCTACTTCTATATACTCTTGGATACCGTCGATATTGTTCTGGCTCATTTGTTCAAATATAAAAGTCTGCAACCCGGCTCCGAATCCAGGGTGAAAAGGTCTTTCGCGTGGACTGGTTAATAGAAGGTTAATTAGGTTATTTCTAATAGCATCTTTAGTAGTGTAAGTAGCTTTAAACACGGCGGGGCCGTTAAAAGGGATACTAACACCTACAGCTTTACTTGGTATTCTATCTATCGGGGCTATATTGATTGCGTTAATAGCCATTAGCTTTTCTTAATGAATCCCATAATTTGATCCATATTTACTTCTCCTGGAGGCAGTGCTGAGCCTTGTGCTGCAGTGTTTGCGGAAGGGGGAGGGGTATATCCTGGTGCTGCGTTAAAGTTTTGAGCATGACTTGAGTTCATTGAAATGCCTCCCATATCTCCTAAAACACTCATCATGTTTTCTCTTAACTTCATTTTATCTTCTCCTGAAATAGGATTCATTGGGGATGGAGCTCCTACATTGCCTGTTATTTGGCGATGTTCTGCAACTACCTGGTGTTTTGGAGCGCGTACTGCTTCCAAAAGAATATCTTTCATTTCTTCTTGAATTGCTTCTTTAACTGCTTCTTTAATTAGTTTTTGTAATTCCGATGGTTTCATCTTTAATAAATATTTGTTAATATGCTTTTAGGTTATCTCTATCTATAATCAACTTAAGCTCTTCTATTAATACTTTTGGATTATCTGTAAAAGAGGGTTGCGATTCTAATGCCACTATTCCTTCTGTATTTAATGCTTGAGCTACGTTACGTTGTATTCTAGGATCACTTGGTAATGGTCTCTGTATGATCTGGAATGTAAATCCTTGGTAGGATTGTTGCGTGTTACTTTCTATTCTCACCTGGTTTTCAGAGATAAACTTCATAGTCTCGGAACCTAAAGGTTTAACTTCCTTACCGCAGCGTTTTAGTAATTCCATAAAAATCTTCAATAGTACTACTATTTGATTTACTATCGCTGCTGCTATGGCTGTGAAGAATGCTCCGGTTTGTACCTGTATTTTGGTTTCTTTTAGTCTTGGAGAGCCGTCTGCTTTAAAGGTAGATTGTGAAATAAACTCTTGTAGGTCTGTAAGTATGCTAGTTAACGGTCCGGGAGTTAAAGGTAGTGCTTTTACTGCTTGGTTAAACGCTATCTTCGCTATACTTAACGCCTCTTTTACTGTGATTGCTCCTTCAAGTAGATTTGCTACAGTGTTCAGTGAGATGCTGGTTATGTTTAAGATTAATGTTGTATTCTCTAAGACATCTAGTAAAGCATTTAACTTCTTTAAAAGTTTATCTAAGTCTTTGTCTACTGGACAGTAGGGAGGTCTTTTACCCTGTAGAAATTTTAATGTTAACTCTTGAGCTAATTGCTTGGCTTGTTCTTCAAGAATAGAACTAATTCTTATCTGGTCTAGGAATTGTTCTTGTATCTTACCACTTACTAGATCTAATTCTGAGATTTTAACTTCTATAGGAGTGAGACTTAGTTTCGTACTCTTTATACCAGCTTCAGGGGGGAGTTCCGGTATGTTTAACTCTTGGATAGGTACAGAAGGAGGAGGGAGTGTAATAGAAGGCTCACCGTCCTCTAATCCTGTTATTCCGAAAGAGGTTGCGAGTTCTGTCAACTCTCCTGTGACTAAATCTTGGAGCTTACTTATCTGTTGAAGTATTAGTTGATTAGCTTTGTCTGCACCTGCTAATCCTCCAGCAGGGGCGATGAGTGAGAATCCCTCCTGTATTAGTGTTTTTATCTTAGCGCTAAGTATGCTTTTCTTTACTTTAGCTTTAGCTGCATTCCGTGTGTTTTGTATCTCTTGCTGTGTCATGGTGAGCTATTCAATAAATACGCATTGTGATTTAAGGCT